CATCCCCATCAAGGGCGAGGTCGCCAAGCAGCTGGCCAACATCGGCCGCTACGGCGATGTTATCAAGGACCTCTTCGCCCAGCACATCCGCACGCAGGTCAACGCCATCGAGAGCCACTGCGGCACCGTCATCAAGAACGGCTCGAGCCGCGCGGTCGGCATCGCCGGCACCACGCCGTTCTCCTCGAGCCACGCGCTCATCCCGCAGTGCAACCAGATCCTCACCGACAACGGTGCGCCGGCCGATGGCCGCCGCGCGTTGGTGCTCAGCACCGGGGCCTCCACCAACCTCAAGATGTTGTCCCACATCTACAAGGTCAACGAGGCCGGCAACGACTCCGTCATCCGTCGCGGCATGCTGATGGACATCGATGGCGTGGGCATCCGCCAGAGCGCGGGCGTCGCCGCGCACACCGCGGGCACGGGCGCCGGCTACCTCATCAACGCCGGCACCGTGGCCATCGGCACCACCGGCCTCACCATCGACACCGGCACCGGCACCGTGCTCCCGGGCGACACCTTCACGCTGGCCAGCGATGCCAACGTCTACGTCAACAAGACCAGCATCACCACCGGCGCCACCACGCTCACGCTCAACAAGCCCGGCCTGCGCCTCGCCACGGCCGACAACCGCGCCGTCACCCTGGCCGCGAGCTACACGGGCAACGTCCTGTTCCATCCGAACGCCGTCGAGCTGGTCATGCGCCCCCCGTCCATGCCCGAAGGTGGCGATGCCGCCGTCGAGCGCGTGACCCTGTACGACGAGGTCACCGGCCTCGTGTTCGAAGTCGCCATCTACCGCGGCTACGGCATGAACTACATGGAGTTCGTGACCTACTACCAGGCCAAGGTCTGGAAGCCCGAGTTCGTCGCCTCCCTGCTCGGTTAAGCAAGTGGGTGAGTGGGTGAGTGAGCCAGTAGGTCAGAGAGCCAGCGACAACCCCACTCACTCACTCACTGGCTCACTGGCTCACTGGCTCACTCACCCACCGCAACCCGGCCCCGCTCTTCGGATTCGCTCCCCGAGGGGCGGGGTTTTCAGTTTCACTGAAAGGAAAAAGGGAAAAGGTAGAAGGCAAAAGTCAGAGACCGCCCTCCGCACCTTTTGCCTTTTTCCTTCTACCTTTTGCCTTTCCCCATGTCCCCCTTCGACACCCTCTGCGCCACCTCGCTCGAAGCCGCTGCCTCCGTATGCGGCCAATCCTTCAAGCTCGCCGGCACCGACACCCTCTTCGTCGGCATCCTTGATGCGCACCGGCGCCGGACCAAGCTGGCCGATGGCGGTTTCGGCATCGAGTGCGACTCCCTGCTCACCGCGGCCAAGGCCCAGTTCGCCGGCATCGTGCTGCCCAAGACCGGCGGACGCCTCCTGTGCAACGGCCACACCTACGTCATCGTCGACATCACCGACGACCCGTCGGGCATCGTCTTCGGACTCAATGGCGTGAGCCAGTAGGTAAGTGGGCGAGTGAGCCAGTGAGCCAGTGAGTGCGGCTGACGCTGGCTCACTGACCTACTGTTCTCCTGCCCTTTCCTGTTTTCCTGCTTTTCAAATTCACTCCTCTTCCCGCCTTCGCTATGACTCCGTGGCACCTGAAGTTCGGCATCAAGGTCGAGACATCGCAATTGGAGAACGCCCTCCGCGCCCTCGCCTCCGCCACCGGCAAGGAGTTGCGCCGCGCGTTGCGCGAAGACCTCGGTCGCCCGCTCGTGGCCGACCTCATCAAGTTCACCCCGCCCAACACCTGGAAGGGCGCTCGCCAGCAATCCCATGCCGAGCAACGGCGGATCGGCCGCGCCGTCGTCACCAAGGATTTGAATCGCCTATTCAAAGGCACGAAAACCATCAACGCCCTCATCGCTGGAAAAGCCAAACTCGGCGCCGCCATCGGCCGGGCGGTCAAGGTCGGCGACATCGCCTTGGCCAACCAACTCCTGACTCGTGGCCACTGGCGCCAGACCGCCGCCTACGAGCCCACCCGCGCATTGCACCGCGCCGCCCGCAATTCCCGCGGCCGGGTCGCCATCTACGCCAAGAGCATCTACGTCCACAACGAAGCCGCCCGCCGTGAGTTCCTGGCCGACCGCCTCCGGTTTGTCGGCCTGGGCAAGAGCGGCTGGAACACCGCCGCCGATGGCGTAGGGTTGGCTTCCCGTCACCGCCCCGCCTACGTGCGCGCGCTCGGTGGCGATGGCGTCTACACCGAAGAGGGCAGCGCCGCCGCGCCGGTGATGACCCTGGGCAACAACGTGCCCCACATCCAAGAGGCCGGCCGCGAGCTGCGCATCATCGATGCCGCGCTGAAAGTCCGCCGGCAACTCCTGCCAAAGCAGCTCGAGCAGACCCTCCGCGCCATCGCGCGCAAGGCCCGTGTGAAAGTGAGCCAGTGAGCCAGAAAGCCAGTGAGTGAGGCAGTCGCTGGCTTTCTGACCTATTGGCACACTCGCCCACTGGCTCACTTGCCCACTGGCTCTTTGGCTCACTGGCTCACTCGCCCACTGGCTCACTCGCCCACTGGCTCACTTCTTCGCCGGCTTCGCGCCGCGCCGCCACCATGGACGCGCGCGCACATCGGTTGACATGCGCTGCCTTCGTCCGCTGCTTTTCCTCCTCCTCGCGGTCTTGGTTGCGGGCGCGATCCCCGCGCGCGCGCAGGGCACGCGCATCAAGGACCTGCCGCTCACCACCACCATCCCGAGCGATGCGCGGCTACCGATTGATGGAGCCACGTTCGCCGCGCCCCGCGGGGTCTCGATGGCGCAGCTCGCCACCAATGTCGGGACGCTGGTCAGCGCAAACAAGCTCGATGCCACCAACGGCGTGGCCGTCGGGCTCACCACCGCAACCGTCCCGACCACCGGCCCCGCCGTGGTCAACAAGGCCGCGCTGGATGCGGCCTCGGCGCTGGCGCTGACCCGGGCAAGCAACCTGTCCGATCTGGCCAGTTCCGCCACGGCAAGGTCGAACCTTGGGCTCGGATCGGTGGACAACACATCAGATATCGGAAAGCCGGTCAGCACTCTACAGTCGGCAGCAAATACGGCCGTACAATCCGCAGCAGCCGCCGACGCCTCCACCAAGGCGAACGCAGCCCAAGCGGCGAGCCAGCCCTTGGACTCTGACCTCACTGCCATCGCCGCGGTGGCCACCGCGAGCTACGGCCGCGGTTTGCTCGCCGAGTCGAGCGCCACCACGGCTCGGGCCACGCTGGCCCTCGGCACGCTGGCGACGCAGTCGGGCACATTCTCAGGCACCAGCTCAGGAGTGAACACCGGCGACCAGACCACCATCAGCGGCAATGCCGCTACGGCCACGGCGCTCCAGACACCGCGCGCCATCAATGGCGTGTCGTTCGACGGCACCGCAGCCATCACCGTCACCGCGGCGGCGGGCACCCTCACCGGGGCGACCTTGGCCAGTGGCTTGACCAATTCGAGCTTGGTCAGCGCCGCTGGCGGGACATTGGGCACTGCGGCATACATAGCCGCCGCGACCAAGCTCGACACGACCAACGGCGTGGCCGTGGGCCTCACCACTGCCACCGCTCCCACAGTGGGCAACAGCGTCGTCAACAAGACGGCGCTCGATGCGGCCATAGCGGCAGATGCCTCCTCCATCCGCGCGGCGGCGAGCGATTACGCGGCGGTGTCGTTCGATGGGACTACCAGCGGAACGCGCGTAACGTCCACGCTGACCGGGCAGAACATCGGAACGGGTAATTTTAGCGTGTGGGCTAGGTTCCGCGTTCCTGCCGATTCTGGGGTTGGTCGCGGATTGATTCAGCTTTCAAGCGCATCTACGGCTGGTTTTGTTGGTCAAGAATTCACTTTGTACATCCGGTCTGGCGGCACCATTGCTGCACGAATCAATGGCGCTACTGCTGCTGATTACCGTATCTCCGAAGGCGGAAACATAATCACTACCTACGCAGGACAGGTCATCGACGTTGTATTTACTCGCTCCGGTACAACGGTTGCGATGTACATCAATGGAACATCTATCACGCTTACAGACGTAACAAGCGGCACCGTTCCGACTTGGGCTGATACGATTACATCAACGTATTGCCACGTTGGAAGCGCCGACTCTACTGTTATCTTCACCGGTCGCATCTATCGCTCCGTTGTCTTCAACCGCGCGCTGTCCGCGAGTGATGTCACGGAACTCATCACTTCCGGAGTCAATCCTGCGGATCAGTGGGGCACGCAGACTGCGATATACACTAGCGACTTCTCGACGGCATCGACGGATGGTTTCACTAGCTCCACCTGCACGATCGCGTCCAACATTGATTCGATCGGTGGACAGGATAACAACCTGCGGACTACAATCGACGGAACAACCGGAGTTCATCTGTTTGCTAGAGCGGTTACACTGCCGCGCGCAAAGACTGTCCGCGTCGTTGCTGATTTCTACCGGCCAGCATCGAACACCGTTGTCACGGGGGTTAGTGCTCAGCACTACAACCAGTACTTGACACTAACAACGACGCAGCTTGTTGCTGATACGTGGACCACGATAACGCAAGAGGTGCGTGATCTCGCCGTGTCTGGATCAACCTCCGCGCTCGTGTGGTTTCTGTGCAATGTGACCGGCGCAATCAGTGTTGTCGGAAATAGCACCGACGTAGTTTACGTTCGCAATATCCAAGTGACCCGCATCGGTGCCATCGTGGACCTCGATTTCACTGTCGGCACTGGCTATCAGACCTACGATCTTTCCTCGAACAATCTGCATGGCACGTTGTTCGGTGGCGTCGAGTTCATGATGCCGCGTCGCTCGGCTGTCCTGTACGCGACGACCAGCACCCTGGGCAACCAGCAGATGCTCGGGACGCTAGCAATCCCGACCAACGCCATCATCGAGGACATCATCGTGAACTCCACCGGTGTGGCCACGGTGAGCATTGGCAACGCCGCGTCGGGCACGCAGGTTGTGAATGCGGCGGCCGTCATCGCGGGCCGGCAGAAGCTCACCATCGCGACCCCTTACAGCACGACCGGCAACCTCTACGTCAGCTCCAGCACGGGTGTGATTCTCCAGTTCACCATCTCCTACACCATCGCCCAATGATCGACGCCGACATCACCGAACCCGCTTTCGCCCCAGTCGTCGCTGTGGTGGTCCCGCCCATCACGTTCGACCCGCCCATCAAGGTCCATCCCGACATCATCCATGGCGGGATGGTGGTCACCAGCGCCGAGATCTTCTCTCAGGATGACCCCGCTTATGTCCGGGTCGCCATCTTCGGCGATGGTCGGGTCATCAGCGTGCCGGCCGTCGGGGACGCGGCCAACTCCATCCGGGTGGCTCTGGTATCGCCTCCTCGGCCGGTGGCCGCTCCGGTGCCGGACATGCTCTCCCGCGCGCAGTTCGTCATCGCCGCCCGCCGCGTGCTCGGCCTCACGGATGCCGTGGCACGTAGCCTCATCGGTCGATTGCCGGACGCAGAATCGAGGCTGACCGCCCTGGACCTGTGGGACAACGCCGGCGAATTCCACCGCCACAACAGCGTGCTGCTCGGGCTCGCCCAGCTCGGCGGCTACACCGAGGCCAAGCTCGACGAGGTCTTCCGCGCCGGCGCCGCTCCCGACCTGTATTGAGCCAGCGCCCATGCACCGCTTCTCCTATCGCCCACGCCGCCAACACGTCCCCGCCGGCGACCCCGTCATCGTCGCGATGATGGTGATCATCGCCGCATCGTGCGTGGTCTTTTTCCTATGACCCACTGACCCACTGGCCCACTCGCTCACTCGCCCACTTCCCCCCCATGGATTCCACCGAACACATCGCCACGAACACCAACCGCTGGGGAGAGTTCGTCGTGGACACCGTTAAAGCCGCGCTCCCTGTCGGCGGCGGCAGCGCGCTGGCGACGCTGCACAGCGCCGACGTGGTGGTCACCTTCGCGACCCATATCATCGGCCTGATCGCCGCTGCCGTCGGGCTGGCGTGGTACATCGTCCGCCTGCGTAAAGACCTTCGGAACCGGAACAAGGCCTCCAACAAAAACTGAACATGAACGAAACCTATCAATCCATACTCCGCTCGGTCCTCAAAGTGGGCTGCGGCGTGCTCGTCACCAAGGGCATCACCGACTCCGCTGGAGCCGAGACCATCGTCGGCTCGCTTATCGGCCTCATCAGCGTCGTTTGGGGCATCATCGCCGCACGCACCGCCGCGGCGAACAAACCGTGACCATCGCCATCATCGGAGCGCTGCTGGCGCTCCTGGCGGCTATGGCCCCTGCGCTCGCGCGCTGGATTGCCAACCGCCAAGGCCGCGCTGCCGACCCCGAGACCGCCCGCAACCTCCGCATCGACACCGCCGCCCATGACATCGCCACAACCCCGCCCGGCATCGCTCAAGAGGCTTCTGCAAATGCTCTTGCTGACCTCGATGCTCTGGAGCGGCTGCGCTCACCGGATAGTCATCGTCCCCAGTGACGACGCCGTGGTGCGGCTCAAGGCTGGCACCGCCTACACGCCGCCGAGGGATGGCTGGTACATGACCGACAGCCTCTACCTGCGCTACCGCCGCGCCGTCGCGGACAAGATCGCGGAGAGCACCGCAGCGAAGTGAAGGCAAAAGCAGAAAGGAAAAAGGAAAAAGGCAAAAGTACCGGACACGCCGCGCGCCACGACTCCCCACCTTTTTCCTTTTTCCTTCTCCCTTTTTCCTTTCCCCCATCCCCCTCCCTATGACTTCTCCCCTCCGCCCCGGCAGCACATGGCGCAACCGCTACGTCCACGAGGGCGGTCCCGCCACCGCGCCGCAGCTGCCCAACCAGTTCACCGTGCTCGGGGTCCGCGCGCAGGTGCGCCCACTGCTCGACATGGTGTCCATCCGACAGGTCGGCGCCGTGCAGACGCTGGCCACCCAATGGCCCGTGTCCCAGTTCCTCGCGGAGTTCGAGGAGCTTCCCATCGCATGAGCGCCGTCGATGCCCCTTCGGGTGTCCGACCTCAAACCCTATGGCGAAACAAACAAACCCGGATGCAGGTGCTGGTGTGGAAGCTGGGCTTCCTCCGCGTGGGGGTGGGAAGGTCCACCAAGACGCCGGCCATCTTCTACGAGAGCCTGCACGACGGCGAGATGACCGCCCGCGGGGCCGCGGAGTTCCGGCGGCTGTTCGTGCCGGCCTAAAGTCCGGCCTACTCAACGCCGAGGTCGCATCGTTGCGCGCCTTGGTCGCGGCCTACCGCAAGCGGCACACCGAAGCGGCCGACGCCATCAACCGGGCCAGCGCCGTCCAGTTCAAGCGGGCACCCAACAAGCCCCGCCCCAAGCTCAAGGGCGACTTCGTGGAGGTCATCGCCAGCGACATCCACGGCAACAAGCACGACCCCGAGGCCTTCGCCGCCTTCATCGCCGATGTCCAAGGGCTCGACCCCCACCGCGTCTTCCTCGGTGGCGACATCATGGATTGCGGCGGATTCCTCGCAGAGCACCACACCCTCGGCTACGTGGCCGAGACCGAGGACAGCTACGAGTCCGACCTCGCCGCGACCAACGACATCCTCAACCGCATCCAAGGCGCCGCCCCGCGCGCCCAGGTCCACTATCTCGAGGGCAACCACGAATGGCGCGTGGAGCGATGGGCCGTCACCCAGAAGCTCGCCCATCATCGCGATGTGGACATGCTCCGCCGCACCTTCTGCCCCGAGTATCGCCTCGGGCTGGCCGAGCGCGGCATCACCTACTATCGGCAGGGCCACATGCACAACGGCTGCGACGTGCCCGGCTGGGTCCACCTCGACAAGCTCCACTACGTCCACAAGATCAGCAACTCCGTCGATGCCGCCCGCGCCGCGCTGAGCAAGACCGGTGGCAACGTCGTCTTCTTCGACACCCATCGCGCCGCCTTCGCTCCGAAGATGCTGCCTGCCGTGGGCCTCATCGCCGCGTGGAATCCCGGCTGCCTGTGCAAGCGGCAGCCCCTGTGGATGAACACCAACCCCACCGGCTGGAACCACGGCTACCTGGTGCGTTTCATCAGCCACACCGGCCTCTTCCAGATGGTCAACATCTCCATCGAGAACGGCGTGAGCTTCGGCGCCGCCATGTTCAAGCACTGAGACCACCATGGGGATCCTCCGCAAAGCTGCCCAAGTGAAGCCCGAGCCCGTCCCCCGCGGGTTCAAGACCTCCCGACAGTGGGCCGATGCCGAAGGCATCTCGCCCCCGCACGCCCGCCGCCTCATCGAGCAACTGTGCGCCGATGGCAAGTGGGAGATGCGCAGCTACCGCGTCCGCAGCGCGCGCGGACTCTACCCGGCGGCGCACTATGGGGCGGTGAAGAAGGAAAAAGGAAAAAGGTAGAAGGCAAAAGTAGGGAAGCGCACCTGCACCCGCGGCCTCTTCCTTTTTCCTTCATCCTTTTTCCTTTTGCCTTCGCCGGCTCCGCCGGCGCGCGCCGCCACCATGGACGCCGCCAGCACCAGTCAACGACCGGGAGCGGAGTCGCCAGCGCTCCACGCCGCGCCCGCCGTGGCACTCCCGGCCGTTACCGCATTCGCACGCATGATCGTCCCGCAAACGAAAATCCGCCTTGAGCAACAGGATGACGGCTACTGGATTGCCCAGTCCGACCTGTTGCCCGGTGTCCACGTCGCCGCGCGCGACAAGTGGGGTGTGCTCGTCCGATTCCAGCAGGCCGCCAAGTCCCACCTCCGCGCCCTGCTCGACACCGGCCGCCCGATTCCCGAGCCCTTCCGCTCCAAGTTCGTGCTCACCGCCTGAGTCCTCTTCCACTGGCTCTCTGGCTCACCCACTCACCCGCCCACTCTCCCAAACGTGATCGCCGATGAACTCGAACGCGCTGCGATGGCCTATCTGGTCGCGGCTCTGGTCGCGTCCACGGCCGGTGCGGCGGCGGGCGGGGCGCTGGCCGATGGGGGGCTGACTGCCGTCGATACCATCCCGGCCGCCCTTTCCACGCCGATGTCCGATGGTGGCATCGGCGAGCTGAGCGACGAGAACGGCATCCCCTTGGCCGGCGGCAACGTGTTCCGCCTCTACCGCGGCCACGGCACTGAAGAGCGC